GGGCATAACTTTGTTTGATTTCCTCTAAAGCTTTCATCACGTCTTCTTTGCTCATGCTGTCAATCGAGCCATGACGGATTTCCGATTTGTTAACGTAAATGTCGCCCTGCGCTTGACCGCGCCGATACTCAGCCTGCACGGCTGCGCTATATGCGCCGTTCTGCAAAGCCACATCGCGAATAGTTTGCAAATCTCTTAAATGCCTTTGATATGTTACCCCATACTTTTCGTCTAACTCGCGCCGGTAAGCTTGTATGGCGGCCACAACATGGGGCGAAATGTGTGGGTTGGTTAACTCATATGCCCGCGAATGGGCTGACGTAACAGCATATCCCGCATTGATAGCGGCCTCTCGCAAAGTTATCTGACCGTCTTTACTCACAAGTTCTTTTACAAAAAGTTCTTGCTTGCGGGTTAGGGGCTGCTCGACAGTTGCAGGCGGTCGGCCTCGCGTTTCACGGGGCTTGCCCGTCACTTTGCTTGCTGATTTTCTTGCCATAAGGATTTCACCGTTAATTTGGTCACGTCCCATAGTTTATACAGGATATACCTATATAGGGTCAAAAATATTTTTTATAAAAAACGCGCTCAAATCACACTAAGGCCGATTTGGCATTTAACTAAAAGGTTACACCTTGTATTTTATAGTGTAACCGAGAAGTGTAACCTTTTTTCCTTTGTTTAATAGTAAGTTACAACCAAAGTTACACGGTTACACCGGTTACACCTATTTTAAACAAAAAAATATTTTTTTTAAATTTCTCCCTATATAAGGTGATACCCGAAATAACGCTTTTGAAGAAGAGTAACCGTTCTGTGGTTTCGGAACGACAAAATGTTATTTTATTTCCAAGCGTCCCATAAAAGAAAGGCCAGCAGGGCGAACCCGCTGACCAGATAGGTGGTTATGAAGATGTCTTCAGGTGACATCGCTGAAGCCTTTTTTGTTGGGCTCGACGATCTCCATTGCCCATTCCGCAGTCTGTTTGACAAAGCATTTATCTGGCAGCTTCTGCGCGGCCTTGTGTATCGAACGGACGGCTGACTCTAGCTGGGCTAGTTTGATTGACGTTCCTTGTTCGATTGCGGCTTCGACGTTATCAAGAGACATTTTTTTCCGCCTCCCCGTATTCGACGCACTCATAGCAGGCGGTCGGTTCATCGAACATTTCGGTCAGGGCTTCGCACTCTTCGCAGCCTTCGACAGGTTTAAAATCTGGGGACATATCGCATTCCTTTCATTTGCAGATTTTTAACAGCCATATATTCGCGGTGCTTGGCGTCTATTTCTTCCTGCTCAACTTGGTCGAAACACATATCGCCAAACTCGCGCATCAGTCTGCGGACTTCTTCGTCCACATTTAAAAGTCTATTATCAGTCTTCATTGTTGTCACCATTTAACCACTTTGCGCGGTGCCAACCATCTCCGCCGGTCATAAAGAACTCTTTTTGCATACGTTCTTTGATCTCGATCATGCGGCGCGGGATACTAGCGTCAAACAATTCGTACCCTTCGCAGTAATCACAATCAAATTCACGGAGAATGTTGACTGCATCTAGCAAAGCTGCCAACTGTTTTTCTGACAGTGTAGTTTGCAAAGCATAAACATTTTTTACGCGCTCAACTTCTTTAGCTTCGCGCTCCAATTCCCAAGGTTCTTTTTTAGCCATTGTCTGTTATCTCCCAGATGTTTTCCATTGTCCAATCCTGACCGCCTTTGCACTCCCAGCCTTCAACATCGGCAGTGCCTGCAAATTCCCACGCTTCCGCTTCGCTTTTTGCCTCGACGATCAACTCATACCCCACGTCCATAGTGGCAGTTACTTTAAACTTCGCCATGAATTTTTTCCTCCCACGTCCGCAGACCATGTGCATGGTCTTCCAGAAAATACGCAATTTCTTCCGCGTTGCTGTCGTCCAAGGTTCCATCCCTGAAACACTTAGCCCAATGCTCAAGGCTGTCGATAAGGCTCCGTGAGCCGTGAGCCGCGGTCTTTGTTGCTTTGCCTACGATATACGCAGCGCGTAGCTCGTTCTCGATTACCTTAAAGTCATCCAGATACATTGTGACGGCGGGGTTAGCGTCCTGATGCGTGATCAGGTCGTCATAATCTACACCAGCGCATTTAGCGATATATCTGGTGCGTTCGTTAGCGTTAAATGTCATAGCAATCTCCCGTAGCTACCATTGATATTCGTAGTTATAATTATATTCGGCATCCAATGAGTGCCACGCCTGTTCATAAGCATAATCCCAGTTTGTGTGGTAGCCAGTGGCTATGTCATCATCGGCAATACATTTTGCCCAATGATCCAGACTAGGCTCGTGGTCAAGTGGTAATTCTTCCATAGCAATCTCCCGTAGCTATATGTATACGATTTATCCCATATACTATATAAATAAAAAGCTGTCAATGGCGAACATTGTCCTCGTCTTCCACTGCTATAGCTGCCGCTGCCGCAGCGTGGTGCATAGCAGAGGAAATCATACCAAGGGTAGTGCTTTGGTCTTCGCTGGACAGTATGAGGCGAAATAGCAACGCGGTCAGCGCACCGCCCATCGCGGCTCCGGCTTGGATGTCGCTATTCTCGAAATCGTCTAGCAGTTCATTCATCATGTCGCTTGCTAGGTCGAAATCCTTTTCCAGATCGCTGCTCATCCGCGCTGTATCCTTTTCCACGCCGCTTGGATTTCGGCTGATTTGTCTACCGCTTCACGGCTATATTGGCCTTCGGCCGCGGTTCGTGAAGCGTGTAGCACGACGGCTGTATTTACGAGCGCGACGGCTGTTTGCCAGTCCATATCCCGCGCCTTATCCAAAATTATATCTGATCTATTCATCGTTGTCATTTCTCCCGTAGTACATAAGATATTTCCCATATAATATAAATGACAACATATTGTCAACAGGAAAAAGAAAACCCCCAGAGCGGCATCACTCTGGGGGCTACACTACGGGAATGTAAAGCTTGGGGGCTCTACGAGGATGAATATATACGAATGTATGGGAATTGCAACATATAAATGGGCATAAAAGATGTTTTTTTTCAAATAATTCTATGTAAAGTGGTTTTATGTATAAAGCGATCAACTCAGGAAAGATCGGCGAGCTTATTTGCATGGTTCGCCTGATGAAGCTGGAAGTCCCGTGCGAGATAGTTCACATCGAAACCACCGACATCGTGGCGCAATTACCTGAAGGTTTGATCCGCATCCAAGTGAAATCCAGTCAGTTTAAAAGAAACCAGCGGGGTTGGCTATCAGTTTTCGCTGGCTTACGGCGGACGGAAAAAGCCGCTTACGAAAGAGCACTGCGACGTGGTTGCTTTTGTCGCGTTAGATCGAGAGCGCGTTTTGTTTAAACCGGTAGAATGTTTAAAGGGGCAGATAACCAAGCGGTTTCTGCCCCATAAGTTTGATAGAGATGATCTTGAGTCTAGGTCTTGGAACCATTGCCTAGATCACTTGTTTTTATGAAAACAAACCCACATTAAAATGAACCACTTTTTCTATATCTTTGGGATCACCCCTGTCTTTGCGGCCGCCGGTTGAAACAACGCCTCTAGCGGTGCTCATGTTAAGCATCCCACAAGTGTCAGACCAACGCACGAAAAGCACCGTGGGTATCTTGACAAGATGATAAATGCTCACGGCTATATTAACTTTTCTTTCAGAAATCATGTAAGTTTTATATTTTTGTTTCGGGTTGTTTCGGCATTTTATCTCTATGAAACAACTTAATGCGTCTTTAGAGCAGACGGCATAGTCAAAACAGGAAAGCTTTGGCAGCTTGTACAAAGTACAGTCAGGATTTCTTTTTTGTATGTATTCTGCACAAGCTCTTTCGTTTTCTATGTCCGCCGAACTTTCATAAACGGGTCGCATCATAAACGCCCGTCATAGATAGCTGCTTCCAGTTCTTCGTCGCTCATACTATCAAAATCAAGCTCCGTGAACCGCGGTTTGTATTTCGGTTTCCGCGGCCGAACTGGTTTAGCTTTGGGGGCGGCCGCTATTGGAGCGACAACCGTATTATTTTTTTCTTGTAGATATTCGAGGGTGGCGTATTTATGTCCGCAAGTAAGGCATTTACGGTTGCGACGAATGGTATTTCCGTGTGGCCTGCTATTATATACTTTACTTTTCCCCTGACACTTCGGGCAAATCACATTGCTCTCCCTGACAGCATTCGTTGATATAAAGTTTGCACACGGCGCATTGCACATGACCGTGCACTTCGACTGGTGGTAAATTTGTCCGGCAGCGCGGGCACTGGTTGTTGTCTAAAAGCTTTTGTATTTTACCGGCGGCACCAAAAGGTTTGGGGGGATAATTCAGTTCTCTGTTCTTCATCATCTTCCAACTCTCCTGATCCGCCACAAAGCTCGCACTCTAACAACCGGTCTTCAAGCCACCCGCCCCGCCAAGACATCGGGGAGGACACTGAGACTTCATACTCACATTGTCCCTCCCCGCCGCACTCAGGGCAAGTTTTCATTTTACAATTTTGAGGGTTTGTTTAGCGCGTTGCTTATTATAATGTTTGTTATGATGCGCTTTGACCCGATCAGGGTTGTTTTTTGCCCAGTTGCGCTTAGAGCATGACTTAGAACAGAACAAGCGTTGAAGACCCGTGAGCCGCGTACCGCATTGCTTGCAGTTTACACGGCCGTTTTTGCGCTTTACTTTTGGCTCTTTTGCCCATTCGGGGATAAACTCGAAAGACATTCCACCGTCAGGGGTGAAGTGAACGTCTTCAGGCAGTTTTTGT